CTTTAACATAAATATCTATCTTTTGTATTGACAAAGGTGCAGCGTTAATGTCTGCCTCAAAGCCTAACTGCATAATAGAACCTGAGCCACCTAAGTTACTGTTGACTTCTTCAAGCACTAGACCACTAGAGTATTCTGCAATAGCGTACTCACCGCTGTTGTACTCATAAACATTACCTGCTCGTAGCTTTTTAGTTATAGACCGATATGAGTTAACATAATCAAAACCATACTTCAACGCTACGTCTTGACCTACACCACCTACTACTACAAAGTTACCTTTCTTTAAAAACTTCATAGTTGTTGGACTACCTAAGTCAAAGTAGTTAGTGTAGTAGCGTAGTCTGTACTTTTCTGTGTCATCTAAAAACCCAAAGTATTTACCTAAGTAACCTTCTTGTCCTACGAAAAGATCGCCTGTATAAGTAACGTGTAATGCCGTAGGTTCAAGACTATCCCAAACAGTAGCCCTTGCTGCGCCATTCTGTAATCTAGCTCGTAGATCAAAACAGTAAACATACTTAGACGTAGGTAGTGTTAATAAATAGAAAGCATCTTTAGGATAGTAAACACCTTTAATCTTTTCTTTGTTAGTCTCTGATTCTACAAACTCAATCAGATCATCTCTTACGTTAAATGAGATGTCGTTAATAGGTGCTGACTTTTCCTGAATGACTCTTGAAATGCTTCTGACACCTGTTTGAGATAAGAACATTACATCAGTACCTGTGTTAGCAATACTGTCTCTAGCTATGCAACCAATGTCAGCAATTAAATCAGCTAACTGTAAGTTAGTAACATCAATAGGGTTTGCATAAACAGCTATGTTTCTTTTACCAAAGATAATCAAGAAACCGTTGTGTGCTGCTAGTCCTACTACCTCGTCACCGTTAGGAAACACATCAATCAATGACAAGGAACCTGAGTCACCAGAAGATAAGTTAGTGCCATCTAGTAAAGCACTAAAGTAAACTGTTTGTTTATCGTTAGCAATGTCTGCCCACCATGTTCTACCATAAGCACCTATAACTACATTAGGCTTAAAATCACTAGCAGAAGCGTAGGTGGTAGGTACTGAGCCAGCATCGCTAAGTAAGTTAAAACCGTAAGCACCTGTGTGTGCATGACTAGCTCCTAGTTTGTGATAGACTAACGGTAAGTGTCCTTCCTGTGCTAAGTAAGCATGAGGACTAACATCCGGTCCTTCACCAAACACAATACTAGCACCCATCCAGTCGTTACCTGTGATGCTGTATGCTGTTGTACCTGATCCTGCTGCATTAGATACTGTAGTATTAACTGCTGTTACTAATGTACTTGCTCCACTAGCTCTGGTAAGTATTAAATCATTACCAGCACATAGCGTTACATCTGTCTCAGGAATGTTATAAATAAACTCGATATCATTAGTACCTAGATCAGAGTTAGTAGAACTGTTTACTTTCTGCCAACCTCGTCTAGCACCTATACGACCAAACTTATCTATGACACAGTTGTATGCTTCTAGTGCATAGCCTGATGCAAGATCAACACTACTTTCCTGTGTGTTAATACCAAGAAAGCCTGGTGCTGAGATTGTTGATGACTGTAATCTACCAGCCATTAGACTTGATGCCAAACATATTCGTCATTCTGTCGGTGTGCTGCCATAGCTATATGATCTGCTAAAGACAAATCAGCCATTGCAGTAGCTTCTTGTGCAGCTAGTCCGCCATCTTCACCACGCTCTGCTACAGCTTGTGCGTAAGCATATTTAATTACAGGCTCAGAAGGAACAAGTAACTCGTCTGCTCCTGCACTCAGTGCTACCTGTGGTTTAAAGATGTTAAAGTAAATGTTGTAAACACCGTCAGGTACTGGATACAAATCAACCTGTGTGTCTCCGTTACTAACACCATTAAAGTTGTAGTGCGTTGGAGAACCTTTAGTTACACTGGCATTTAAAAGATAGTTAGTCATAACGCTAGATGTAACAGGTTGTAAGAAGATATCGTCCTCAGAGTGAACTACATCCATAACCCTAAAGCGTTGACCTGAACCAGTAAGAACATAGTTAAACAAATCATTAGCAGTAGTTACTGTTAATGTTTCTGTTAGTACGTTCCACTGAAAAGAATCTTCTACTATTCTTTTAGCATCGTTAACAAACTTACTAATTAACTTAGAGTACGGAGTATCTGTTGTAGCAGTTACCTCGTCTTCTCTCAGTCTTATTAGTACGTCATTAACTAAATCTAAGTAGTTCATTATCTAAACCTTTTGGTTTTCTTTGCTATAGCTTTAGGCTGCTTAACAAACTGTTTACCTTTTTTATTACCTTTAGCTTTAGCTCTGTTGGTTGCTGCTTTCTCAGAAGGAGATAAACTATCCCAAGCTGCTTTAGGTAAATATCTTTTTTTACCCTTACTAGGAGAACCGTCAGAAGTTTTCCATTCCTGTTTAGTCCACTTCTTCAGGCTTTTCTGTGACTTCTTCAGAGGCATTACTTATAACCTCCTCCTTTAGCTTTGTATTGCTTTGCTAACATTTGGGCTTTACGAGCAGACCACTGACCAGCGTTACCGCCTTTACTACCAGCTTTAATCTGCTCGAATAACCTCTTCCTCATTGTAGGCTTAGTATAATTACCAGCCTGATTTACCTTAGACTTTGCCTTAGGCATTACTTCTTTTTCTTTACTGGTTTCTTCTTTTTCATTGGCTTCATCTTTTTACCGTATCCGTATCCTGGCATATCTATCTCCTATTAGTTATGAAATTGTGTTGCTTGTGCTGGTTGTAATTCTATTGTTGATAAGTAAGTTACTGCATGAGTAGTGCCTGAGTTTTGTATTCGTATTTCATCATGCTCTTGCATTGCAACAGAAGCCTGACCATCTAGTAAAATACTTTCACCAGCACCTAAGTTTTTACCAGCAACTATTAAATACTCTTCATTCTCTGAAGAATCATACCAATAAACTTTTGGTGTTTCGTTACCATCTAAACTAATAATATATTTAACTAACCATAGTCCTGTGTTTTTAGCAGGTACAGTAAACAATACTTGCTTTACATCAGCAGCAGGACTACTACTTGAGTCTAGTGTTTTTGCTACGCTTACTGTTCTTGCCATGAATTAATCTTTCTATTGATCCGATAAACCCATTCCATATCTCTTGTGGGCTAGGAAGTAACCACCCTAATACCAACAACAATAAGTACCACATTGGTACATTAGTATTATTTTGTATTAAGCTATCTACTTTAGATGTGTTAATGCTGGTGTCATTTTCCTTTTGACTAACATTAACATTCTCACCTTCGATCTTGGTGTTGTCTTGTTGACCTACTACCTGCTGTGTGTTCTCTTTACCTACCTGAGCATTAGCATTGACATTAGTACCAGACTTACCTGGTAAAACAGCTTTAGCAATACCTAAAGCGGTGCATCCTTGTAAAAGAAATATACCACATATTGACAATAAAGTCAAGTACTTTCTAATCATCTGTTAAGGATAAGGTCTACTAGCCACCCAAAGGAAGCACCTAGTATTAACAGCAGTACACCAGCACCTTTCCATTTAGTTACTACTTCAGTCATTCCTTGAACGTCTATACGCAACTGTTCCATCTGACGCTGTAAAGACTCTACCTGAGCTTCTAATCTACCTATCTGTTTGTTTAAATCTTCCATTACCATTTCACCTTATTAGCCCAGTATGCTGCTGACATTTTACCTTTAGATATATTACTAGCGTGTCTTGCTTTAAATGATTTACGTCTAGCCTTTTCTGATGCTGTTTTAGGAGACTTACCTGCTCCTGATACACCCTGCTGACCAAACCTTATAGTTTTAACCTTGTCACCCTCTTTAGCCACAACAACGTGTGACTTCTTAGGATGGTTAGGTGTACGTTTAGGTTTGTTAAACCCTGATACTCCTGCTCTTTTTAATCTAGGATCACTCATCTGCCCACCTTTGGTCTTGTACTACTGCTATAAAAGCATCCATGTCTGCTGCTGCAGTAATAGCTGTTTCTAGTCTAGTACACTCAGCAACAATAGCTGCACGTTTAGTAACTACGTCTGCCGGTATGTCTACGTCTCTCTCAAACTTACGAGTCACCATCCAGTCAGTTTGTGCCAGCATCGTACCTGCTGTGTGTTTAACCTGTGCCGTCCAAGAGTACTTTAAACCTCTGGTCACTAGACGCTCAGTAGTGTCTACCATCACTGGTGGGTCTTGTGAATCGTCTAACTCTTGCACCCACATTGGATCACCGTTCTCATCAACAGCATCGACATCCTCTAGTGCCTTAGGCAGAGTAACGTCACCGTTCCAGTAGAACCTGTCATCTGCTCTTACAGGATCATCAACCCATGTGATACCCAGAG